TGTTGATTGTATATTGGCGAATCACACGCATGGACAGGCCCAATTCCTTGTCGCTTGCACGACCAGCAAAGACCACCCCGTCTGGCAGCTCAAGATCAGCCGTAGCCAAGCAAAATGCATTTTTGTGCATAACAATGTTCTGTGGAGAAACAGTGCCAGACTGGTTGAACGGAGTCACAACAGCAGATGCGCTGGTAGAAGTTACAGTCACGTTTTGGAACTGACCGCCAGTGATGACAGCAGGGCTGACAGTCACGGAAGTAGTGCCAGAAGTGGCAACAGTCACATCGGCAGTCACAACAAAGTTACGCAGTTTGCCCGAACCGTAAGCAGAACGGTTTTGTGGGTTAACAGCGTAAATGCCAGCGATCTGGATCACATCGCCTTGTTTCAGACCAGCAGTTGCGGTTGCGGCAGTCAATGCAATGGTGGAGGTTTGGGCCCAACCAGTTGACAAGAAGCCAGTGGCGGTTGTGGTAGCGCAAGACAATGTTGCAGTGGCGTAAGAACCAAATGTTTGGTTCACTACGTTCTGATCCATCTTCCAGTTCATACCAGCAGAGTCACGGCCCATCATGCCTTTTTGGTATTGCTTGCCAATCACATCGGATGGAACAAACAAACCCTTCAGGCTGTCCACAATGGTTGCGCCTGTGAAAGGCTCAACGATACATGAACGGCGACCATCGCGGGGTGCGCCTTCAGCATCCAAGTAAGCACCAGCGGTCAAGTAGGTGAGCAAGGATGTAGGAGGTGTGCCAGCAGTACCAACGATGTTGGCGGTGCTGTTCTTTGCCATTGTCAAACCGTCAAAGTCAATCTTGTTAGCCACAGCTGCGACAGCGGGCTTCAATACACGATCAGAGAACATATCCAAAGATAATGTTAAATCGGATGTGGTGAACTGAGTGTCAACGTGGAACTGAGTGGACAAAGTAACGGGGACAGAAGTCTCGTTAAAATCTTCCACGTTCAACGCTGGGCCAGTAGTACCAATGAAACGACCAGGACGCCGTACATTTAAAGTATTACCAATTTTCGCACCACTGACAGCGAACTGATCATCGTAGTTGCGTTCGACTTCAGAGGAGAAAGTCAACTCGTTTTCCAAGACCATCAACGCTTCGTTGGTGATCATGGAGATGGTAAGCAGGTTATTGCTCATTTTATTTCCTTAAAAGAATGGGTTTAGCGGATTCGTCCTGCCATTCGTGCGGCTTTATAGGCTTGATAAGACCCTTCAAATTTACCATCACTGGTAAGGGGTACATCTCTGCCATTTGCCGCCGACCTGATAGGATTAATCGGCGCTGGGGCTTTACTTCTACCAACAACAGTCTTTGTCTGAGGCTCGGTCTTTTCAAACTGCGCCTCCAATTTCCCAATTGTCCTCAATGCGGTTGTGACTGTCATGCCTTGCAGTTTTTCGGCAATTTCAGGATTCTCAGCAAGATGGTACAGGATTTGAGGGCCAACATCTGATTCAAAGATTGCATCACGAATTTCGTTGCTGACAGTAACGTCAGCCGATCCAACCATTGCTTCAAAGTCAGGTATCTCAGATTTAGCAGCTTGTACACGCTTAGTCCATGAATTAATCACTTCTTGGCGCTGTGCTTCAATCCTTGCCTGTTCTGATTTTTGCTTTTCTTCACTTAATCGCTGATCCACTTTATAGTCCGTTAATGCTTTCGCATATTCGTACATATCAGTGAACTGCTCTGGTCGGGGTTCCTCAAAAGATTGAGCCTTTGGGGGCTGCGATCTGCTTTCTAGTTCCCTGACCTTGGCTTCCAAAGATTCCCTTGCTTCGCGCTCTTTACGGGCTTCTTCCCGTGCTTCTTCGCGTTGCTTGGTTATCTTCTCAAACCGAATCTCCAACTTGGGATTTCGTTTTCGATCCTCTGTTGTTGTCGCTTCCTCTGACGCTTCAACTGGTTCACTCTGCCCATTATCAACCTCTGGCGGCTCTGCAACTGGTGCAGCCTCGCTAGGCTTTGAATCAGCTAAACCCATTCTCTTAGCGTTAAATTCAGCTAAATTTTCACTTGTAACCACGTTAGCGGCTACTTTTGGTTGCACTTGTGATGCTTCCTGAACTTCTGACATTGAGTTTCCTCAAAGAATTTTCCCAGTGAGCCTCACTGGTAAGGTTTTGGTAATTATTTACCCTAATTTTTGGTTTGTCAATCATTTGGTTTTGTGTAATCCCAAGCATCTGTTACATGAACCACAGCTTCTTTCATTTTTTCATGCAATTTTTTTGCTTGTTGTTTTTCATTCAATCCAGTCAATCGTTTAACCTCATCTCTAATTGAAGAACTATATTCCTTAACATGAGGTTCATTTGTTTTTACAAATTCAAAATAATTTTTATGAGGTGCAATTTTGTCTTTGTATCTATGATAAAAAATATTGGATGCTTTTGGTTTTTTTAAATCTTTTTTTGCCAATTCAGCGGCAATAAAGTCATTTTTATTTTCACTAGTTATTGTTGGCATAAATTCCTCACTGTTGAACAAATGGGCTAGCACCTTGGCTAATATCCTGCGCGGCAGTGACCGCATATTGCTGTTGTTCAATGTTTCGTTTATCTATTTCTTGAACTAATCTGGATGTGTCCATGTGGTGCAATAAAAGGTCTGTAATCGCTTCGATTTCAGTCTTATTCTGTGAAGTAATAGCCCGTGTATTTTGGTCGTTGACCTTAACTTCAGCCATTGTCTCAGTGTTATGCGCTTTGGCAGTAACTTCCAACAGTTTGCGTTTGGTAGCGCCTTCTTCTTTAATCTGCGCCACTTGCGCCCGATTATTGATTTCCAGACCAGCCGCTTGCAATTGTTGTTGCAGCTGCTCAATGGCTTGTTTAGACTGAGCCAACTGCATTTGAACCTGTGGCGGAATGTCAGATTTATCGTCAATATTTGCCATCGGATTCATGGCAGCAAGGCGGTCGGCAATCACATCAGCGCCAGGGAAGTCCATATTCCTGAAGACCAAATCACCAGCAATATTAAACAACTCAGGATTACCCGTCATAAGCGGCATCATGCTTTCAACGGCCTGCTGGCGCTTTGTCTGGAAGCCTGGGCCTGTGTCCATCACCACATCGTATTCACCCACGGTAACATCGTTTAGCACTTCACCGATTTCGTTTTGCTCGTTAATCGTGGTCATGTCGGGCTGACCGTCCGTTCCGATAATTCGCATCACACGTTGTGTATCGTAAATTTTGGGGATCAAATCTAAGATGATTTTGCCCGTGTGCCTGATGCTTCGGGTCAAATTGTCGTAGTAATGGAAGTTTGACAGGTCAACTTGATTCTGTTGGCCTTGTAATGCTTTGCCTGAGATGTTCCCGCTTGGCAATTGATTGGGGTCAAGAACACCCAAAACCATCTGCAAATCAGCAGAAATAGCGCCAGCCGCTTCCATGATACCTGTTGGTGGTGGCTCTGGTTGTAGTCGAGTCGGTGCGGGGGCTGGTACACCCTCGATGTCTTTTTGTTTGTAGCGCAACACAGGCGTTGACTTGATGTTAGCCATTGCCCATTCGTTCTCATGACCCTCATCTTGGCCTTCAGCAAGCAACCATTTAGCTTTTGGAGCCAAGGCCACACTTTCGGTCATGGAGGTGCGCCAAAAGTTATACATCCGCTGTGGGTCTTTGGCGAATCGCACCAAGCCGTACTTTTTGCGCTTGTCATCCACAATCACTTGAGCGCCATAGCAAGGCACAACAGGAATGTATTTGCCCGCCAATGTCTTTTCCTCAAGAACCTCAAGGGCGGTGCATTTAATCCATTTTACGGCCTTGCGGAAGCTGTCGCGCTCGTCAATGACTGTAAGACCAGCGGCTTCAATACGGGCAAAGAAGTTGTCTGAGTCGGCAAAGCCTGAAGTGCCATCGCTCAACAAATAAAGTTTCGCTCGTTCACGCTCGGTATAAAAGAATTCAGCAACCCGAATATCCTCTTTGGTGATCCAGGCGGCTGTGTCATCACCAGTTGATCGTTGTTGGAAGTTAGCCCCATCATCAGCGCCTGGGTAATTCTCCCGAAATATCTTCTTGTCCATCACCGTAGTGATCAGGCAACGCTCGGCATCTGAGCCATCAGGGAGAATCGAATTGGGATCGAAATAAACTGTAAATGGGTTGTCAATGGTGTCAATAAAGATTTCCTGATCAAAGGAATCTTCACGCACATAACGGGTATTGATTCGCCAGTAACCCCAACCCATGCGAACGGCATAGTCAAACGCAGTGTCGTAAGCCGTATCAGCGTTGGAGTTCACCTCAATGTGGCGGGTAATGCCCTCGATAATTTGGGCAATCTTGTAATCAGCCAGGTTGTTAACAGGGTGAACCTTGATGCGGGGACGCTGCATCCGCTGCTGGTTTGTCACCTGACGGATGTAAGCATCTATCTTATTGATGGTCAGGCATGGACGGGATTCAAGGTTGCGGCTGTTTTGAATCTCCACAGGCCATTGATCACCAGCGGCAAACTTGATGTCGTTCAGCGCCTCTGCCCGATTTGTAGAGTCAGCATCGTTGACCAAGCGCCAGAATTTAATGGCATCGTTGATCTTGTCTTTATTGCCTGTTTCGTCTTGGTAAGCCATATTCAGCCCTTTATTTCGTGCGCCATTATCCCATCCATCCGCTTGCCATTGCAATCTGTGCTGACTTTTTGCGTTTAGGCGGCTCTTTAATCATAAGTGCAATATATCTAAATGCGTCTGCCCCGTGCGAATAGTGGTCATGCAAAGGATTTCGGCTAAATTGCCCTGTTTCTGGGTCTACTTCATACCGATAATGTCTCAGGCAATCCAATCCATCCGCAGTATGTTCCCTGTCAAAGTAACAGGTCGGAAAAATTGTCCTTGCCGCATTGATTGAGTCAAGAATCGGCACTCTTGGCATGATTCTGGTTTTAAACCCTGCCGCCCTTACGATGTCGTCAATCGTGCGACCAGCTGCTGCCAGCGTTTTGTTCTCAGCATCGTGCGGTAACCAGATGGTGTCATACACATAACCAAAGGTTTGCATGGTCGCCAGATAATAACTGATGGTCTTCTGGCTGTCCTCAATATACCGAATGAGGCGCGTTTCCATGCCCACAAACTGCAAGAACCAAATGGCTGTACTGTCAGACCAACCAAGGTCAAAAACAGCGTGTACGGGCTTTGTAGCGTCATACGGCACACGGCAAATGCGCCCTTCTTTCTCTGCCTGCTGCATTTCTTTGGAAAAGATAGCCCCATCGACAGTCTGGCGGCATAAGCCTTCCCACACTTGGTTATAGGCTTCCTCATCCCTGACTTTCAGAGCATCTTTCTCAAGTTTGAGAGTTTCAGGGAACCAAGGGTTGTCATACCAGTTCACCTTCATGGTGATGCAGTCTTCAGGAGGGACTGCTACAAATCTTTGATAAGTCTCGTCTGTCTCAAGCTCTGGGTTAAAGCTGATCCAAATTTCTGAGTCTTGCTTTCGGATGGTTGGGATAAGGATGTTCCAAGACAGTCGGCTAGTGGTTTGGGCTTCTTCAACCCAACAAATGTCAACCCCTTCATACGATTTGATATTGCTGACATTGTTTTTGAGTCCAACAAAGCTAAATTCTGTGCCGTTTCTGCCTCTGATGCTTGTTTGGGTGATTTCATAAAAACTCAATAGTCCAAGACTTTCAATTTGGTCGCACAGTAACTTATGAACCGAATCTCTGATACTTGTTTGAAACTCACGGGCACACAGTATGCGGATGGGGTCTTTGGCGCCTTTGATCAGTAATGCCCTAGCTATTCCCCAACTCTTTGCCCCACCTCGACCGCCATAAAGAACTTTATAACGGCTCTTTTGGAACAGACCTTCCAGCTTGACGGGAAACTCTGCCTTTGCAATGGCATCAGTTACATCGCTCATTCGGGCTTAATGAATGTGACTTGAATCCCACCCAACAAAGGGCTTCCATCTGCGTTCTCAATCGTTGTCGCCTGTATCGCCTTGCC